ATCAAAGATGATGGCACTCTGGAACCTTGGCCATTACACACAGACGATGATGATGTATTGATATATTCAGATACTATTGCTACAATATTAGAACCCAAGAAAGAAGTTCTTGACAAGTATAAGATGGTGACTAAGTGAGTTCATTCTATACGAGTGTAAATTTAATAGGTAACAATCTCCTCTACATAGGATATGAAGATGGACAACGTATACAACGTAAGTTCAAATTCTCTCCTACTTTACATGTTATAAGTAACAAACCAACCAACTGGAAGACACTAGATGGTAGGTATGCTAAACCTATACAGTTTGATACTGTGGGTGAAGCACGTGACTTTAAGGACAAGTATAAAGACGTGGAGAACTTTGAGGTACATGGTTATGATAGGTTTTTATATCAATATATTTCGCAAGAGTTCAAAGGCGAAGTCGACTACGATATTAAGACTCTTAAAATTACATCGCTTGATATTGAAGTCGCATGTGAAAATGGCTTCCCTAACGTACAGGAATGTGCGGAATCGTTACTGGCGATCACAGTACAAGATCAAACAACACGTAAGTTTAAAGTATTCGCAACGAGGGATTATACTCCAAGTCGTAGGGATGTTGAGTTTATATATTGTGACGATGAGAAATCTTTGCTACGCAAGTTCCTTGCTTATTGGGAGACTGACTTCCCAGATGTTCTTACAGGGTGGAATTGCGAGTTGTATGACATACCTTACATATGTGGTCGCATTGAACGTCTATTCGGGGAACGAGAAGTAAAGAAGATGTCACCATGGGGTATGGTGAGAGCAGATGAGATAGAAATAAAAGGACGTACAAATATAATATACAATCTTATGGGGATCAATGTACTAGACTACATGGATCTGTATAAGAAGTTTACCTATACAAATCAAGAGTCATATAGATTAGATCACATTGCTAACGTAGAACTTGGTAAGCGTAAGTTAGATCACAGTGAGTATGAAAACTTCAAAGCATTCTACACAGAAGACTGGCAGAAATTTATTGACTACAACATCATTGACGTGGAACTTGTCTTACAATTAGAAGACAAGATGAAACTTATAGAACTTGCTATTGCTCTAGCATACGACGCTAAGGTTAACTTCAAGGATGTATATTTTCAAGTGAGGATGTGGGACACACTGATCTATAATTTCCTAACAGAAAGAAAGATCGTTGTACCCCCTGCTAGAAGACAAGAGAAGACACACAAATACGCAGGAGCATATGTAAAAGAACCTATACCTGGCAAGTATGATTGGGTAGTATCATTTGACTTGAACTCACTGTATCCACACCTCATCATGCAGTATAATATTTCTCCAGAAACACTTGCTGAAGAACGTCATCCCAATGCTAAAGTTTCTAGATTCTTAGATCGGAATGTTGTCATAGATGGTAGGTATGCTACGTGTGCTAATGGTGCTCAGTATCGTAAAGATGTACATGGATTCTTACCTGAGATGATGCAGAAGATATACGATGAACGTGTACAAAGTAAGAAGCTTATGCTCATAGCAAAGCAAGAGTATGAGAAGGCACCCTCTACAGAATTAGAGAAAGCAATCAGTAAGTACAACAACATACAGATGGCACGTAAGATTCAGTTGAACTCTGCCTATGGTGCTATTGGCAATCAGTATTTTAGATACTATAATATAGTTAATGCTGAAGCAATCACATTGTCTGGTCAAGTATCAATACGATGGATTGAAAACAAAGTAAATGGTTACTTGAATAAACTGTTAAATACAAGTAAGAAAGATTATGTAATCGCTAGTGATACAGACAGTATCTACTTGTGTCTAGACAAGTTAGTTACCACAGTTTATGGTGATCAGGAAGTAAGTCAAGAGAAGGTCGTCAACTTTCTTGACAAGGCATGTAAGGAAAAAATAGAACCCTTTATAGACAAAGCATATAATGAGTTGGCAGAGTTTACCAACGCATATGAACAGAAGATGTTCATGAAGCGGGAGAACATTGCGAACAGAGGTATCTGGACTGCGAAGAAAAGATACATACTCAACGTGTGGGATAGTGAAGGTGTTCGATACAATCAACCTAAGCTAAAGATGATGGGGATTGAGGCAGTTAAATCATCTACCCCTGCCCCATGTCGTACAGCAATTAAAGACGCACTGAACATAATGATGTCAGGTGAGCAGGATGAACTCGTAAAGTTTATAGATGACTTTAGATCAGAGTTTAATTCATTACCTCCAGAGGACATCGCATTTCCGAGGTCAGTCAATGGACTACGCAAATTCAAATCAGACACAGACGTGTATTCAAAGGGATGCCCGTTACATGTTCGTGGATCTCTCTTATATAATTTTTATGTCTCTCAGAAGGAACTGGAGAACAAGTACCCTCTCATTCAAGAAGGAGAAAAGATAAAATATATTTACTTGAAGACAGATCGTCAGAACTGGACAAGGGAGAACGTAATCTCTTTCCTCAACACTTTTCCTAGAGAGTTGGGGATGGAGAAGTTCCTTGACCGCAAGGCACAGTTCCAAAAAGCATTTCTCGATCCTTTACAAATCATCACTAATGTGATAGGATGGGAGACAGAGAAGAAGTCAACGCTAGAATTTTTATTTACATGAGTTTTTTGAAAGATGTCGTTAAAGAAATAGGTAACGACTACGCAGGAATATTAGCAGACGGATCAGTAGGAGATATAGGAGGGTATGTAGATACTGGTTCTTATATTTTCAACGCACTGGTAAGTGGTAGTATCACAGGTGGCATTCCTTCTAATAAGATCACTGCTATCGCAGGAGAATCATCTACAGGTAAGACATTCTTTTGTCTTGGTATTGTAGAAAATTTTTTAAGAGAGAACAAGGACGCAGGAGTTATATACTTTGAGTCTGAAGCTGCCATCAGTAAACAGATGATGGAGGATCGTAACGTGGATACCACACGTATGATGCTCGTACCTGTCACTACAGTACAGGAGTTTCGTACACAGGCAATCAGAATATTAGACAAATATTTAGAACAACCAGAGAAAGATCGCAAACCCTTAATGTTTGTTTTAGATTCTCTTGGTATGTTGTCAACAAGTAAAGAGTTAGAAGACTCGGCAGCAGGAAAAGACACACGTGACATGACTAGAGCACAGGTGGTCAAAGCAATCTTCAGAATACTGACATTGAAGTTGGGTAAAGCGAACGTACCTATGCTAGTTACTAATCATACATATGATGTGGTTGGTGCTTATGTACCTACCAAAGAAATGGGTGGAGGTAGTGGACTCAAGTACGCTGCTTCTACAATAATCTATCTTTCAAAGTCTAAAGAGAAGGACGGTAAAGAAGTGATAGGAAATATAATCAAAGCAAAAACTGCTAAGAGCAGACTATCAAAGGAGAACGCAAGTGTTAGTATCAGACTCTACTATGATGAACGTGGACTTGACAAGTATTACGGACTACTGGAACTGGGTGAGAAATATGGAGTTTTTGAACGTAAAGGTAACCGTGTTGTTGTTGGGGAGTCTAGCGTCTACCCTTCTGCTATTCTCAAGGATCCTGACAGATACTTCACCCCCGAAGTGATGGAGAAACTTGACTGGGCAGCAGGACAGGAGTTTAAATACGGACTATGAAGATAGAAGCTTTTCCTACTCTCATCTATCGTTATCACATTGATGATCAAGAGGCAATCAAAGTAAGAGTAAACGAATATTACGAAGAGAATAAGTTTAAGAATACTGTACCTGACCAGTGGAACTGTGACCTGTTCACATCATATGGTACAGGTTCGTTCCCTATAGGAGAATGTCTAGACGCATTCACTCCTACACTGGATGACTTCCAGACAGAATCAAAATCTTATGGTAATATGATCTTGACAGACATGTGGTTAAATGTATACGAGACACAGAACTGGCAAGAGAAACACATACATTCACCAGGTCAGTGGTCTGCTGTTTACTATGTGGACTTCGATCCTAATGAACATAAGGCAACTAATTTCTACCATCCCAATGAAACATTACTTGCGACAGCGGGTGTAACTCAGAACACTCTTGTACCATGGGTACAGGAAGGAGATATGATTATCTTCCCATCATGGTTAGAGCATGCTGCTCCCATGAACAAGTCCTCCGTCAAGAGGTCGACTATATCATTTAACTTTTTTATTGAAGAAGAAATCTATGAAGGTGGAGACACTGATACTGAAGAACTTACTGTTAACTGAGGAGTATCCTCGGAAAGTTCTTCCGTTCATTAAACAGGAATATTTTGAAGACAAAACAGATCAAGTTATATTCGACGTAACTAATAAATACTTCGTAAAGTATTCTGCTGTCCCTACAGTTGAAGCCCTTACCATTGAAGTAAGTAAGATTACCTCACTTAGTGATGATCAATTCAAGCAGATTACACAGACATTAGAGTCGTTTGATAAGGAGACAACCGAACTAGATTGGTTAGTTGATACTACTGAGAAGTGGTGTCAAGACCGTGCGATCTATCTTGCCCTCATGGAGAGTATCAAGATAGCGGATGGTAGTGACCAGAAGAAGGACGCGGGTGCTATCCCTAGCATATTATCTGATGCTCTAGCTGTATCGTTTGACAACCATATAGGACACGATTACATAGATGACTACGAAGAAAGATACGACAGTTATCACAGAGTTGAAACCAAAGTACCCTTTGACCTTGACTTCTTTAACAAAATTACAAAAGGTGGTCTACCTAATAAGACTCTTAACATCGCGTTGGCTGGTACAGGTGTCGGGAAGTCTCTATTCATGTGCCACGTTGCTAGCTCCGTGTTGCTCCAAGGACGGAACGTTCTCTACATTACAATGGAGATGGCAGAAGAGAAAATTGCTGAACGAATTGACGCAAACCTCCTCAACGTAGACATCCAACAGTTAGCACAGTTACCTAAGATGATGTTCGAGAATAAGATCACAGCATTGTCTAAGAAGACACAAGGTAAACTGATAGTAAAAGAATATCCCACTGCGTCAGCACATGCGGGTCACTTCCGAGCACTCTTAAATGATCTGGCATTGAAGAAAGCATTTAGACCAGAAGTTATCTTTATAGACTATCTAAATATTTGTACATCGCAGAGGTTTAGAAATGCGTCGGTCAATTCGTACACCATGGTTAAGTCGATTGCGGAAGAGCTCCGCGGTCTTGCAGTTGAGTTTAATGTACCACTCGTCTCCGCTACTCAGACGACTCGTTCTGGCTATGGGAGTAGTGATGTTGATCTTACTGATACAAGCGAAAGTTTTGGGCTTCCCGCAACTGCTGATCTTATGTTTGCTCTTATTTCTACGGAGGAATTGGAGGAACAGAATCAGATAATGGTCAAACAATTAAAGAATAGATACTATGATCCCACACTTAACAAACGTTTTGTTGTAGGTATTGACAGAGCGAAGATGAGACTATATAATGTTGAACAGGAGGCACAGAATAACATCATGGACTCAGGTCAAGTTGTTCTGAACCAAGAGACAGTCAAAGTACTGACTCAATCCAAGGGTAAATTTAATGACTTTAAATTCTGATGAGGGATCAAGCGTCTGTAGGAGAAGAGACTCCTGCTATAAAATATGACAGAGCACTTGCTCTGTTCACTGAGTCAGTCCTAGCACCTGATCATCAACTGAGAGGTTGTGCTCACAATCAAGGATGCTTTGATGAACTGATGGAAATTAGAGAGCATGTCTTAGAATATCTCAAGACATTGAGAGAGGTCACACATCATACTAATGCAGATGAGAGTGATGACATTGAGACTGCTAAATTAATCAATGTTAAATCATGAGTATAGATTTTAAAAGATACGAGGAGTTTGTGGATGCTGTCACATCCGATTGTTCTAAAGATTTTGTCGATCTTTCTGATCGTTTGGTTGAACTTAACAGAGAGGGTGCCAATATTGAACGTCTTACCACTTCTGGTGTTGGCCTTGCTGCTGAGTCTGGAGAGTTCTTGGAGATCGTTAAGAAGATGGTCTTCCAAGGTAAGCCTTGGAGTGACGCTAATAGAGAACATCTTCTTATTGAGTTGGGTGACGTTATGTGGTACGTAGCACAAGCATGTATAGCATTAGACGTAGACTTTGAAGAAGTTATTGAGATGAATGTTAAGAAACTAGAGAAGAGATATCCTGGTGGATCATTTGATATTCATAAGTCAGAGAACAGAGCAGCAGATGACAGGTGATCTATATGATGACATGGCAAAACTCAATTCTCTTTACCAAGAAATGATGTGGCCTAATACTGATGAGTTAGAGTTCGTTCCAGACTATAAAAACGATAGGATAATTATATACAACAAGTCTAGACAAGGAGATAATCCTTACATACAAATACATG